TGTCTGTAGAACTCATTGAGTGCATCAGAATCAGACTTTAAAGCGTTTACCTCATTGTTCCACCAAGTTATAACCCCAGTTTTTATTATCTCTCCATCTATCCCTTTTACTGGTTTATCTGGATTCTCAAAAACTGGCCATCCATACTCGTCTATATATCCCTCAACGTTCCACTCCATAGGTATAAACAAAGAATACAGTCCGCTCTTTGTTTGATCGTTTGCTGATCTTTGTAATATATTACTATCGTTGTATAGCTTCTTGAAATTTTCTCCCCCCTTTGGAAGAGCATTTGATGTAGAACCCATCATGCACTTACCTATAATCTTGGCTCCAAGTCTTAAACAAGTTTTAGTGACTCTCCAGTTATTTAATATGTTCTCTGGCTTTTCCCACTTACCGCTCTCGTCATGCACTAATAGTAAAAGCTTTTCACCGTCATAACTATTGTCCGCAGTATTCTTCCAGTCTATTGTTGTATCTAGTCCCTCAATATCCTCAGTCTTTTCTTCGTCCATGTTCTTTCTAGTAATCTTACTAGCAGGGACACGAAACGCCAACTCAGTCTTGGGATTATCCATACCGTCCTGAATAGGCTTAAAGAAAAAAGGATAATTTCTGATAATAGGTACAACCTTATCCGTAAACATCTTTTTTGCATCGCTACCTGTTTTTGATAGTATTCCAATACGAGAGTCTCTTACTATTGTACCAGTGTTACATGACTCAGCAGAACTCATAAATGAAAATCCAGAACGCCTGTTCTTTAAGTAACACATCCCAAAAGACCTGTTGTCTGCTTTACACGCTTCCCAGTATATGTAGAATATTCTATTAGACTCTCTAAAGTCTGGAAGACCAATATCAATTTTAGTCCACTGTAAATACATATAGTGAGTTCCAGTTATGTACGTAGGTATTTTATTGTTTATAAACCAAAAACCGTTCTCCCTTCTGTCAAACTCCTTCTCTATGTAGTCTACATACTGACCCTTAAATACATTGTCTTTTCTGTTCCAGTCAAAGATTGTTTTAATTTTCTGAAGCTCTTTAGGGTATTCCTCAGAAACCCATCTTGATCCTCTGTCTTCAACCTTATCAGGAACTGATGGTAACGCAACCTTTAAACCACATATGTTATATATGTCTCCTACAGTTCCGTCTTTTGATATAACGACAAGGTCGTATTCTTTATTGTAACCATACTCCCAGTTCTTTCTTTTGTTTTTATTTACAACCGTTGACTTACTTACGTAATCCTCAAGAACTGTGTACAGATTATTTTCCATTTTTTATTTTTGCCTTTCCTTCGGCAAAGCCATGTTTTCCAAAGTCTATTTGAGCAACAGGCTGTTGCGTGTCTTTATTTTCTTCCTCATCAATCTTTCCTAGCATATATAAAGCATCTTCAAATGCAAGCCTTTTTGCTGATGCTGCATTCTTCAATTTATCGGCAGATATATCGTCTTCTGCATGAGTTATTATTGGCTCTCTTAATACTTTAATGAGCTCATCAACTGCTACCTTAGCTGCCTGTATTAACTCTATTTTCTTAGACATATATTCTTGTTGTACATTCTGTAAAGAACCTCATCGTCTATTCTAAATTCATACTCACTATCTGGAGAAAACGCAACAATGTCTCCCTTGCTAACGTCCATCAATGCATCGTTAAAATACACTAGCTCCCCCCACAAATCTTCTCTCGATCCAATACTTGATATAATTTTATCTTGATTTTTTATGGGCCTAACAAAACAATATGGATAAGGAGACATCCAATCACCATTTGGGTCTTTATATAGGTATAACTGATCAGGCTCTATGATAAAATAATCATCAAACAAATGATGCCAGCTACTTTTTTGGTTTCCCTTCATGTCGTAATAGAACTTAAACACATTGTGATGAACAATAACATTGTCGCCACTTTTAATTGGGCCATCATAATTTATTGGAACAGAAATAACCACACCAAGTCTATTAGAAACGGTGTGGTCTTCTTGAGACGTACTTATTATAAAGTCAATATCGCCATACTTACGCACATTGTCATAGCGCTTATCGTTGTAAGGCTTAATTATAAAATGGTATGGAGACTTCATTAGAAATCTATATTATACTCAATAGATATAGGCATTGAAGCAGAGAAACTTTTCCACTTGACAATCTCCTTGTCTTGATTAAGTATATATATAGATATAGATGAATCAGACTCCATGAGTATTGTGTCTATAGAACCATTTCCTCTAAGTACTTCTTGTCCAACTACATAGTGCATAGACTTCATGTAGTCAGGACCTACCGATATTTTTCTAATTATATTCACCTGTTTGAAGATTGATTTTAATGTCTCCATACTTAGACACTAACTCATCTTGAAACTGCGATAAGTCAAATGCAGATGTTTCTAGATTAGCTAATGATGCCATCTTTTGGCTCTTCATTCGTTCAAACGAAACCTCGATGTCAGCGATTTGAAATTTAAGATCTCTGTAAGTTTGATTTAAAGATCTTAGCTTGTCTAACTCTTCCTGAGTGATTTTCTTTTCTTCCATTTTATTTAATTTAAAATTATTTGTTACAAATATAGTAAATATTCGTAATAAATTACATAGATATGTACCAAGTAGTATTAGCGTTATTGTATTGAAAGCATACTGGGGTATCAGCCGTCAATGTAGATGGAGCACCAACTATTGATGCACCTGGGGTAATCCAGGTTGTTGATGGTCTAGTAACAGTAGACATTATAACATACTTTAAGCCATCAATGCTTGAACTAGCTGTTGGCATTGTTACAGCAAATGATACGGCTGCTGGAGTACCAGTAAAGTATGTGTTAATATTTGAAATAGTATAGTTTCCTAACGTTCCAGTAGAATCAATTTCTGGAGCTTGAGTTAAGTTTACTACATCCTGTATCTTGAAGTTTACAGTATCTCCTGTAGAATTTTTTGTTCCAAACAACAGGTCATTTACGCTTGGAGTTTTAGTTTGATAGTTACCTGCTTTCATCGTCCTTGTCCTTTATATTTTTTTTATAGTTCTTTGATGTCTTTAAAAAAGATGTCTTGGTCTTAGCGTGAACGCCAGGCCTTTCAACGTGTTTTTTTTCTACCTTACTCGCCTCTAAAATTTTTTTACTCATCTGTTTCTAAGTGTAAAGTTAATAAAAGTAATCGAATAAAAATTTCTGTACATGTCTATGTCAATAGCAAATAATCTAATTGGTCCAATAGTTATTCTTAAACTTAAGTTTCCCCAAATTTCTTTTAGCCAATGATTTCTAAACTTCATAGTTTTTGTAACATTTCAATCATTCTAGGACATGGGTATATGTCGCTCTTATCCTTTCTTACCGAGTTGTGGGTATAAATACCAGGAATTCCTTTAAATGCGCTCTTGTCAATATCAAATATTTCTGATCTATAATCTTTGGGTATGTTATATGTTTCACACAAATACACCAAAAGCTGTCTTGTAGACTCTATTTGAGCGTCAGTATATTTATACCAATAAGTATAACCCTTGTATGGTTTTTCTAGTTTAGTCACCATTGAAGGATCAACAGATTTATTTACGTAGTTATAATATTTTCCGTCTTTAAGTTTTAATGGCCCCCAGTTGCACACCTCAATACCAACTGATAACTTATTTAAGTTTTGGTATTTAGCTCCGTTCTTGACAAAGTCTTCTGAATCTATACCTAAGTGCCAAGCCCAATGTCTAGATAAAAAACACTGAACTATTGTTCCTCGTTCTCCAATGACAAAAGCAGTAGCTATCCTAATGTCGTTACTGTTCCAATACTTTGATACCGCAACAGCATCACCTCCTCCAGCTGTATGGTGTAAATATATTTGAGTCTTAGGGCTATCTTCAGCAAAATACTGATCTTCTGATAGTCTAGACTGTACTATCTTTGTTGTATCTAGCTTCATTAGTTTTTAATGTCTTTATAAGTGTCCGATACTTTTTTCAAACCATCCTTTAATTTTTTTACTGTATTGAATGCTGTTTTTAAAACATTATTGCCAGAGATATCAAACCAGTTTTCATTAATAGATGTAAGCTCTATTATTGCAAATATTCCAAGTAGAATGTTTGTAAATATTGCAGGAGTTGTAATTACAAATGAAAAACCTAAAAACTGAAGAAAACTATTTGCAAAAGGAGTAAGTGCGTAATAGTCTAAAGGAAAAATAGCTCCTGCTGTAATATAATAACCAAGAGCTTTGTATGTATATCCTTGTCGAAGTATTTTAGACTTAAAAACATCTCTATACCTTCTGTTAGTATCTATGGCTATTTTACGCAAAGAGATTAATTTAACTAAAGTATCAATTAATATGACAAACATAAGTATCATTGCCATTAACTCTACGGGAGCAAAAAAAGACGTTATCGTTAAAAAAAATAAAGACAACTTTGTTTTCATATTCTAGAAAGTTTTTTTTTGATAATTCTGTAAATTACATACAATAAAATTAAAATCCACAATATACCACCACTCCAAGCTAAAAATATAGTAAATCCAGGGGTATATTTTATTTTTTGTGGCTTTAATGTTTTTGTTACTAACTTTGTTTGATATATAGTATTTCCAGGTATTGTTTTGTAAACAGTATCTGTCTTAGCTATAACTTTATATTTATTACTTTTCAATCTTGCCTGTAATTTTAGTATTGTACCATCTTTTTCTGATAGTCTACTAGCGTATACATTTCCTAATGAATCACAGAAAAGAGTATCCTCAATAAAAACAGTTTCACCAGGAAGCTCTATAGTTGTATCGCGATACTCAATAATTGTAACTGTGCTATCTTTTTGAACACAGAGAGGGCAATACTTCTCTAGCTTTCTTTCGATAGAACAAGAGAAAAATAAGAATATTGTAGATAATATAAGTATATACTTCATATCCACAAAGGTAACTAAAATATGCTTATTTTTTTATATGTCTTTTAATAACTCTTTAGGCACGCAAACCGTAGCACCTTCGGTAGTAAATATGTGAACATATATATCATCAACATCCTCCCATTCTGTGAAGGTGTAGGTAATATCGTTGACTGTTACGCTATGCATATAGTAATACTCTGAATTGATCAACAGCTCCAACATCTCCAGCATTTTGGCATTGAGCTGTCCATATTAGATAATAGTTGAATGTAGTGTTAATACTTAACGTTGATAGTTGTGATGCTGTACTCTCTGTACCAAAGCCTGTGTTTTGATATCTTAAAGATGTACCTATACAGCTAATACTTTTTTGTGCTAATAAAGCCTGTTGAGTCCCTCCTCCATTAAGAGTAATTAAACCACCTAATGTACTTGCTCCTGTTAAGGTATTAGTTTGATTAAGATAAAGCCTGCTGTATATCTGCCCTAAGTTACCCGATACCCTGTTTATTCGCCAGGATATCTCAAGTATTGAATCCGATGTCAAAGTATTGGCAGGTATAAATAATGATTTTGATATATTAATCAAAGTGCCTGATGTGGTAGTACCCACAGTACCAGAATAACCTAATACTTGCGGACTAATTCCACTACCTGTAACAGTTAGGTTTCCACTACCAAGTACGGAAGCTCCGTTGATGGTCTTGATATTAGTACTACTAATTAGTGTAGGCTGTATACCAGCATTTGATAGTGATTTATTTTGCCAAAGATCAGTAGCTTGATCGTATTGTATTATGTCATTATCAGCAAGTCCAGATATCTGAACGTCATGTAACTCCTCTATTTCATAGCCATTTTGCACCCTAACGTACATCCTTCCAGCGCTACCATTGTTGGCTGTTGTAACAAATCCGAGATATACCAAGTGATTAGGAGCCGATGGCTTTACATTAGTTATTGGACCTGCCGTTGGGCCCAAGTAAACAGGATCTCCATCTGCCCATGTAGACGTAGGAAGAATACTAAGACCGTCTAGCTGTCCGTTAAGTATAATAAATCCCTTCTGATTGGCTCCAATTGATGCAGACAACACTAATCCTACTGTTTGTGCTGATGTAGCGTCAGTAGTGTTGTATGCAAGCTTAACCTTTAGTCTGTCACCTTGTCCTCCAAACGCATATACAGGCTGACCTTTAGTTATGGTTATTGACTCATCATTTGTTACATATGCTAATAGTGTGTTTGGAGATGAGCCTATTACTTGAAAAATATTTAACGTTGAATTGTATATACAAAGCATCTCAGCGCCACCCTCAATGTCTCCACCTATAACCTGACCATCATTGTTTCTATAAAGTGGTATTGCGCCTAATCCGTTAACATTTAGCGTGGACCCAGTTGTATTACCATTTGTAAACCTAACTAAATAAGCATCACCATCAGCATAAGAAGTTGCTCCAGCAATTGATACGGTATACGTATCAGTACCACTAGCTGTTCCGTGAGGTATACTTCCTGATCCGCCTCCGCCAGATATAACTTTAGGCTTGCCGTCTGGACCATTTACCTGTAATCCTTTTGGTCCAAATATATATCCATTTGAGTCAGTTACTTGCATCTAAGGAAAGATAAGTTAGGGCCCTCTTCTCCACTAATTATAAATGTAGTATTAGCGTCTGTAGATGTTGCTGTTATCTGATCTCCAGGATGTAATATATACACCATGTCATCAGTAATTGTATCACCGTGATTAAGTGAAACAGAGTATATGTCTACAGTAGCAGCAGTTGATGATACATACTTTTGAAGCGTAACATCATAGTTGGTTACAGAGTTTGAGAATCTAATATAGTTTATAGCACACACGTTCTGTGGCTTGCACTCGTACAATATAGTGCTAGTTACACCAACATTACCTTCGTTGCTAATAAGAGCCATACTACCAAAGTGCTACGATACCAGTTGCTGATGTTGTAGAAGCAAATACTCTGATAACTTGGATAGGTAATACAACTCCAGCAGGAACAGAGTTAAAGGTAACATCATCACCGCCAGCAGTTAAAACTCTAATAATACCTCCAGATCCAGAGTACAAAACACACGGCCAAGTTTCTGTTGGATATCCAACATAAGGAATATTGTCAGTGTCGCTAGGTGTTACTGCCTCAGCTCTAGATTGTTGTAGTTTTTGATATGCCATCTTTAGTTATTTTTTATAGTGTTTAGTGCATTTAAAATGGCCACTATATCAGCCAAGCTGTATGCGCCCTTTTTTGTGGCCTCGTCCAAGGCTCTTTCAATTATTAAGATTGCTTGTTCTTTTTCCATTATTAAGGTATTAATTGAATTTTGTATGGGGTTCCGTTAACATCAACCTTAATGTAGTCAGTACCAGAAATATTGGTTACTAAATCAGATGTAACTGATAACGATGCTTGAGAAACATCTGCGTTTTTAATTCCAAATTTAGTAATTGATCCACCAAAGTTGTACATACCCGAAAAACAATCAAACTCCAAACGACTTACTCCACCCAAATATAAACTTAAAAATTCACCTCCAGGAGATGAATTATCTAAGCTTATCCCCCAAGATGGACCAGAATTACCAAATATATCACCAATGTATGCGTATGAATTTGCATTACCAGTTTCTCCGTAAATATTAAGTAAATTAGATGAAGAATCATAAGTAAAATAAAGTCCAGCATTATAGTTGCCAGTTAAATTTGTACCACCAAGTCCAGTTAGCTCTGATAAACTTGAGTTTACAAGACTGCCTAGAGCAGTACCTTTGGGAATAGTGTTTAGTGTAATAGGAAATGTTCCACCACCAACGGTCTGAGCAAAGTCCTCAATGGTAAATGTTTGATCGTTAGAGTTGACTAACGCTGAACGTCTGTTGACAACAGTTGTAGGCTTAATAGCCTCAAACTTTGTTCCTGCTGGTATATTTACTGGCATCTTTTTTCTTTTATAAAGTTATTATTTCTTAGTACTCTTTCCGTTGGCCCCGTTTCTAGCCCTATTACTAGAACTGGACTCAAGTACAAATTTACCATTTTTTTTCATACTAA